TATAAATACAGATCAAAGCTTTCGTCTCTCATGACTCACCCGGCTCGCCAGTGCGCGCCCCGACGCGTGTCCGTGATGAAGACGAACCCCCTCTACTCCGCAGCCATTGCTTCCCAGCTCGCTGCGACTGCAACCTCCCCCAATTACGACTCAGGGTCTGTTGAGCTTCCCGAGGAGTACTGGTACGCCCAGCTCCTCCTGGTCTTGACGGTCCTCGTTTTGGCATGGTTGTATTCCCGCTATCGTCGGCGCATTTCGTTCTCCGAGCTGTATCACCACAGTTCGGACTTCAGCCCCTACCCTACGCGGAAGATCCCGTTCAAATGGTTTGAGAAGGTTAACGGAGGCCCGTCTGTTTGTGAGCTTTGGCTTGCCCGCGGATGGTGGCGCCGAGTTGCCCTACTGCCCCTCACCATTTGGTACTGGATGTACCCCACGCTGTTGGAGAATAACGGCACAGCACGCTCCCTACGCGCCATCTGGCGCAAGGTTGAGCCACGCTGGGTCAAGCCCCAGGCCGACCACTCGCATGGCGCAGCGGCCGCACGGCGCTCCACAGCTCGGCAACTCATCGGTTTCTTTGCTAAGAAAGCCGGTCTCCTCACTCATGAAGTATCTGGCCTATCTCAGGTCGGATCGTGGAAACACCACTTCGCCACGGACACCAAGATCGCCCCCGTCGATGACGACAGGCCTACTGGTGACCATGTCCTCACCATGGTTGATGTTGACTACTATGTTGACATGCCCACTGTTCTCAGTGATGGTGCTGACAATGGCATGAAGGTGGCTTTGTTGTACACGTTCAACCCTGATACCATCACCGGAACCAGTGATGAAGCCAGGTACTTCTTTACCCCGAACTCAGAGGTTGTCTGCCAAGTGTCTGGGGGTTCGTGCTATAGGCATGGGCTCTGGGACTACGGTTTTGACTCCCTGGTTGTTCGACGGGGTAGTGTGGACTACTGCTTTCTGGTCGAGAGGCGCAATTTAGGCGCCGGCCGCATCGTTGTCGCCCTTTTCTACACTGGAAGGTTTACCCAGATTCCCCACGCACATCTTCTCAAGCGTCAGCGTCTTACAACCGCTGGTCCTTGTGTGTTCAGGGCTTTTATCCGGGACAACATCAAATTCATCAGTGCTGCCGCTCTGGAAGACATGGAAACTTCGGTAACCTTGTCCCATGACGCGTTTGCCCACATTCTCGCCCGGTCACGAAGGGCTGAGAAATCTTACGTGGGGCAGCTTGAAATGGTGTTGCAAACCTATTCCCAGCAGATGGAGGAGGACGCCGAACGTCCATCCAGAGCAGCAGCGTACATCGCTCTCTGGCTGGACCAGGGTTTCATACTCCCTGGTTTGCGTGCCCATTTTTCACTCAAGCGAACTGGAGCTCTCGATGACTATCATTATGAGCCCGAGGGACCAGTCGTTACCGTTGGCAAACCAACACTGCAACAGGTGTGCGAGCCTGTTCTTGACTCAACCGCAGCCCCCACCAAAGGCATCAATTCTGAGGCCGCCATGGTGCATGAGCGTGTGGAGAAAGTCAGGAACGAGAAACAGGCACCGCATGTCTACAGGCAGTTCGCCAACGAGTTTTTGAGGAAGATTGTGCCAAACACGCCCCTCGCCCCTGCTGAAATGGAGGAAATTCAGCAGCGGCAGAACCGCCCCTCCCAGCGCGTCCGTGCCAAAGAACGCGCCGCCTACCAGACTACTAAGGTAGACAAGTTCAAATGGTCCCTTTTCATGAAGGCGGAGACGTATGATTCACTCAACGCTCCGAGACCTATCTCGAACCCCCCGCAGGCCCACAAGGAGGAGTACAGTCGTTTTACTTACCCTCTTTCCGATTACTTCTCCAAGCAACCTTGGTACGCATTCGGCAAAGCTCCAAAGGAGATTGCCGACCGCGTGCATGTGATAGGTGCTAAGGCTCTGAAGAACGGGAAGAAGCTCAGTGCTACCGACTACTCCAAGTTTGATGGGACCCAGTCACAGTTCACCGCGGAATTCGAGAAAAAGGTTCTCATCGCCTCCTATGAGAAGTGCTGGTCCTCCGCCATCGGGCGCCTCAAGGCCAACCACTACAACACAAAGGGTGTTACTGCCCACCGTGTCAAAGTGGATATGTCCTGGGGTAGGCCCTCCGGCAGTCCAGACACCGCCTTATTCAACACCATTACCAATGCCCTCGTTGCTTACTGCACCTATCGCAAGATGGGCCGCAAGCCCCATGAAGCGATGGAGGAACTTGGTGTTTACGGCGGGGACGACGGTCTCAACCAGGGACTTGATCTCACCATCTTCAAGGAGGTGTGTGATGATCTTGGCCTGAAGTTCACCGGCGATGAACAGTCTCCCTCTGACCCCATTGTCTTCCTAGGCAGAGTGTACGTTTGCCCGGCGGCGACAGATGCTAGCATCGTCGACGTCCCGCGTGCACTTGGGAAACTCCACCTCGGCCCCAAGGGGAAGGACAAGACGCAGGTGCTCGCCGACAAGATTGCCGGCCTGCTCACTGTGGACCCGAATGTCCCTTTCTTCTCGGATTTACTGAGGACCATTGCCACTCGTGAGAAGATCACCGCGAGTGATGCCCCAACAGGTTACTGGGCGGCAGTGGTCAAGGAGTGGGGACCTTTCCCACAGGATTACGACAAGGAGCAGCTAACGCAAGTCGTGGCAAACTCACTCGGACTTACCCTCCTGGAACTGAACAAGCTCTGGGCGGAGGTCCGGGTGGGCAAAGTCCCCAAGCTCCCGTCGTCACCTCTGGAAGTAAAGGTGAGTGCCATCCACCGGGGGATGGTAAAGAAGAAGAAAACTTAGCCAACCCCCGTCGGGGCAGGGGAAGTTGTGTTTCCAACGCACTGCAATACGCTAAAGTTTGGACACAATGTCTACTAAGACTCTCTTTTTCTCCCGCCCCTCTCTTGCTGGTCTACCCACCGCAGAGAAAGAACGTCGCTGGAAACAGCATCTGATGTCAAGCAGATCGGAGCGAAAACAGTCGAGCGCCCCTAGGGCTCGGCCTCGCCCCCAACGACCCAACAACAACCGAGTGATGTCTCCCTACGCAATGGCTGAGCACAACTGTGGCATCGATTATGCCGCTAGCTTGACCAATCCGTGGGACACTCCGCCCTGTTGCCTACCCTGGATCCCTGCCATTCCGTCTTTGAAAACTAAGTTCTTCCTACGTGGAGGATTTAACATCGGGACGGCCGGCTTTGGGTTCATCACTGCGTATCCTTACGCGTCGGACCAGGTCACCATGTATTTCTCCTCCTCAGCTTACGCTGGGAACAGCATCTCTGATGACACCGGCACTACCGGTGTCACTGGGGGTTCCACCAATTCACCTTACGGCCCAGAGCTGTTCGGTAATGGCCCCCTACTCATTCAGCAGAAGCTTGTTTCCTTTGGCATAAGGGTCCGTTACATCGGAACTGAGCTGAATCGAGGCGGTATGATGCGTGCCTTAGAACACCCCGACCATGGATCCCTTGATGGGTTCACCTTTTTCGACCTAGCCAAATACGACAGTTGTCGTAGGTACGAAGGCGGCTCCCGTGACTGGTCCCCAATCACCAGTTCACCCGTTGCTCCGGCAGAGTTTGACTACTCTCCGACACCGGTTACGGTTGACCGCAACTACCTTGGTATTGTCGTTCAAGGCGAACCAGGCAACCCCTACGAGTTCGAAGTCACCCTGAACTTTGAGATTGCTGGCGCCCCTGCCCGTGGCGCCACACCCTCATTCACCAACATTCAGGCTGTGTCTAGGGCTTCAAGGGCCGCTTCAGACCTCACCCTCCCCTGGGCCAAGCGCATCGCCAACTCCGTCGGAGAGGCGGCACGCTTCGCTAGGGGTGTCCTCGACACCGGGCGCTTGATCGCGGATGCAGTCGCACCGCGCATGCCCTCCCGGATGCTTATCGAGGAGGTTGACTAAGGGTCACTGCCAAAACAACCACTGTACACCACATTCCACCCACGTTCTATCTATCTGCGGC